TTCCATCGCCAACCTCCTGCCCCGCGTCCGCCTCGGCCCCCGAAAGGACCAGCTCGGCATACTCCTTCACTTTGCGCCGGTAGAGGTGCACTTCCTGTGGGCTCGGAAGGTACTTCTCGAAGTCCGCAAATACCTCGATAATCCGGCTCTCCAACTCCGCTCCCTGCTTCCTTCTAGCCATCGTTCAACTTCCTTTCCGCGATCTTCCCGCTCTCGGCGGAGGTCCTCGCTATATCCTCGAACGCTCTCAGTACCCGCAACTCGGCCAGCAGATCGAGGACGCTCGCATCCCCGCCCACAGGCCTCTCCAAGACCCCGATCACCTCCTCGCGTCTCCGGGCGATAAACTCAAGCCACACCTCCCGGGCCTCCGCCCATCGGCGCCCCCGCTCCGCCTCCAGCTCCAGGCGGGACCGCTCCGTCTCCTGCACTCCCCACACCCCCTCCCGCGACGAGGCTCATCATCATCTTCTGGAAGAACTCCTGTTTCACGGCCTCGGGGTCCCGGACGTAGCTTTCCGGGTCCCGAATGCCGCTCTCCATCAGGAGCTTCTGCGCCGCCTTCGCCCATTCGCCCGGCGTCGCCGCCCCGATCTGAAGGGCGAAGGGCGCGATGTTGGCGAGGTAAAACTGGAGGTTCTCGATGTTCTTGTTCCGCCTCCCCACCCCCGCTTCCGTATTCACGTCGATATCGAAGACTCCCGACAGGTCGTCCGGCGACACTTGGAGCGCCTGGTTCTGGAGCCGAATCACCTGCGGCTGGTCGATGTATCGCTGATTCAGCTCGACGAGGAACCGCATCAGCTCGCCGACGCCCGTCTCGGCGAACACACGGACGATGTAGTCGATGCGCTGCTCGCTGGCCTGCGTCAGGAGGGAGATCCCCGTCGCAGTCTTGTTCAAGCTCCTTGCATCCAGCCCCTGGTTGTATCGCGTCCTCCCGGTCCACTGCTCCATCGCCGTCTCCAGGTACTCGAAGAAGTTCATCGTCCAAGGGGCAATCGAGGCCTGCGGCATCGGCATTGCAACCGTCCGAGGATCGGCCTTCGTTCGGATAAATTGCCGGTTGAGCTCCAGGTCGTCCCGATTGATCTTCGTCTCGTCGACGAAGCTCTGGAGGTTGTTCGTCTTTGCCGTGTTCACGATCAGCTGACGCATGAGCGCCACCTTCAGGCTCTGAATTTCTCCGATGATCTCGCTGAACGACAGCGGCGCCAGCACCCGAAACGGGTCCCTGATCGGAGAGATGGTGAAGATCGGCACACGACCCCAGGGGTTCTCCTCCATCCGCAGTACCTCGTTCCCGACAACGGTCACCAGCGCGTCCTCCAGTAGCCCGTCGCCGTCGATGTCCAGTTTCACGTAGCACTCGTAAAGCTCGTGCAGCGCACGGGCCGGGTCCTCCTCGTGCCGCATGAACTGCTCCGCATCCTCGTTCAGCTCTGTCTCGAAGGACGTCCGCATGATGGAGGAGGTCGAAGAGCTCCCCTTCTCCAGGACCAGATCGACCGCGGTGGGATCGTACACGCCCGCCTGCGCCTGGCGCCGCAGGTGGTCCGCGGTGACGAGCTTCCGGTGTGCGACGAAGTTCGCCTCCTCCAGTGTCCGGGCCTCCGGGCTCCACCGCAGGTCCGTCACCCGGACGGACTCCAGTACGGGGTAGTTCTCGGCCAGCCGCCCGATCTGGTACCGGACGGAGCACATGCCGAAGGGATCCGGCCCCTCCATGGAGAGAACCTGGCACCACGGGTCGGCCATGATCTGCTGCGCCCGGTCGATGGGGACCACCTCCATCCTCTCCTGCCCCCACTCCATGCGCCGCTTCCACCAGACCTTGACTGCCCCGAGGTTGTACTGGAAGGCGTCCGAAAACCAGTCCCAAAGTAGGAGAAATCCCTTGTTTTTGGTCATGATTTGGTAGTCGATCAGCTTTTTCAGGACCTCGGCCCGGGGCACGTCCTCCGCACTCCGGCCGACGATCACCACGGCGTCATCCCCACCAAAGAACGAGTTCATGACCGCCGGGATCGCCCACTGCACCATGCTCCAGAAGTCGTAGGACACGAAGTCCGACTGCTTGGAGACCTCCGGGAACCGGGACTCGTAATAATTCCGATCCGCCTCGTAGAGCTGGTGTCGCGTGCGAAGCGTCGGCTCTATCTTCGTCTGGTAGAAAGCGTTTGCCCGCTCGATATCGGACAGCACGGACTTCTTCACGCGCTCCCTGGCGGACGCGGCTCGCTGCGCCTCCTCGAGCTCCACGCCCTCGTCCATATCCATATCCATCCGCTCACATCCTTCCCGCGATAGGAATATTCGACCAGTCCTCGCTCCCGGCGCCGACGGGGGGCAGGGCGATCTGCTCCATATACGCCAGCGCGTCAATCACGTCGTCGTGCGCCCCGTGCGGGTACACCAGGAGCTCGCTCTCCATCTTCTCCAACCACGTGGCGTCGCGCCGGAACCACACGCTGCCCACGGCAAAACGTGGCTGCAGCGCGTCGATCCGCAACTCCTTCTTCTTCTCCGCCTTCAGGGGCTGAATGCGGAAGAAGCAGCCACGTTTCGGCATCTCCTTTTCGAGAAAATGCTGGAGGGCCGACTGGTACGCCACGGCCTCGACGCCCACGCAGAGCGGCCGCCACTTCTGCACGGCGGAGAAGATCGCGTCCATCGTCTGAGTCGGGTCGTAGCGCCCGTACTCGACGTCCAGCACGAACCAGTGCCCGTCGCCGTTCACGCCCACCGTCACGATGGCGCTGTAGTCTGCGCCGGGCTTCTTCGATATGGCCAGATCCACGGTCGTGTAGATGCTCATGTCGTCGGTCCGGAGCGTGTTCTCGAAGTATCGGAACATGTCGCGCCGGAACTTCTGCGAGCCTGGGTCGATACACTCGCACATCTTGTTCCGAAACCAGATGTCCAGCTTCCCGAGCCGCGAAAACTCCTCGCGCTCTGTAGCGATGGCGGGCTCCGGCCATTTCTCCGGCCAGGCCGACCGCCCCTCCGCGTCCAGGATAGGGATGCGCACCGCTCGAAACCCGAGTTGCTCCGCCCCGGCAAGCACGCGCTCGACGATGCAGCGCTCCCCGAGGTTGTTCCCGATCAGAAAGATGCGGCTGGTCTGCCCGAGGAAGTACACGTCGGACAAGAACCAGTCCCAGTCCGCCTCCGTGACGGTCTCCGACCTCGCGTCCTCCTCGTCCTGCGGGTCGTCGACGATGACCAGATCGGGCCGTTTTGAGCCCCACGAGAGCCCACGCACGGCCGCGCCCTTTCCATAGGCCTCGATGCGCACGCGCTGCCCGGAGCGATACTGCACCTCCAATGCCAGCCCGGAATCCTCCACGACCTTCTCAACGAGCGCCCGGATGGCATCCGACGCCGCCAGCTCCCGGCTGCACTCCTGGAGCTTCTTCGACGCCGTACGCTGCGTCGAACAGATGACGACGAGGTACGACCGGTGCGGCTGCGGGTAGGCCAGCGCGTGGAGGAGGTTTGCGCGGATGACGATCTGCGTCTTCGCGCTCTCCCGGAAAGCCTCGACGACGAAGTGCCGGTCCACACGGAGGAGGATATCGCTCCACTCCATGTGGAACGGGGCAGGCGGCACGTCGTCGCGGGCAGGGAAGAAAAAGCGCCGAAACTCCACGAGGGAGCCCAGCGCCGCCTTTTCTCTATCGATCACCGCGTTTCTTTCGTCCCTATCCATCCGCCGCCAGCCTTTCCAGCAGAGCCGCCCGGACCTCAGCCTGGAGCGAGAGCGAGCCGGAATGTTCCACCTGCACCTTCCCCACCGTCTCCGGCCGCCCCATGGTCCGGTCCAGAATCTCCGTCGCCGCAGCCAGTGCGATCTTCTCGGTCCGGCTCCCCAGGAGCTCGACGAGCTTCCGCGCCGCGTCCGGAGTCGCCGCCTTCAGTATCTCCTTCGCCTCCGGGTTCGCCTTTGGGCGCCCGGACGGGTTCCCCGACTGGCCCTTTGCGAAGGGCTTGCCAGGCCCTCGTTTCTTTTTCGCTGTTGTTTCGCTGCTAGTAGCCAATCGGTCCACCTCCTCCCATGGCAACAAAAAAGGACGCCCTCGCGGGCGTCCTCACAAATTCGATGCTATGAGCATACCACGGAATCCGAGCTTTCAGTCTCAAAAAAGTCTCAAAAAGGTCTCAAAATCGTCTCACCGGATTTCAGAGCCCCAAATAGCGAATGCCCAACCTCACCAGCTCTTCCTTTTTGCGAAAAAACGATGCTCGGCTCAACCCCAGCTCCTCCGCCGTCGCCTGCCAGGTATTCTCTCCGAGGTAGAACAGCTCCAGAATCCTCCGCAGGATCATCTTCGGCGACCCCTCCAAAACATAACTCTCTCGTAGGTCATCGTAGAGGCGTCTTATAGGCAACGTGCGACGCTCGAGGTAAAGAATATCCTGCTCGACCCTCTCGATGCGTTCTAGGCGCGCTGAGACGGCATCTCGAAGATATCCCAAGCAGGGGAGAGCGTCGTATGTCTGGCCCTTCGCCGAGGACAGAGCGTCGAGTGTCCTCAGGTCGGCCCGCAACGCCTCCAGCCGGGCGATGTTAGTCTTGTAGTCGTACAAGCACCGCTCGGCGAAACGGAAGGGGTACTCACGCTCGGTCATACCACACCCCCGTGACAATGAATTGTGCAACGGAACAAAAGACCCTCACAAAAACACGGTCTCCCCCCAGCGTGCGCAAGGATTTACAACACATTTTCGCCCTCCCGCCATCCCTTATAAAATCCTTGCGGTGCAACAACTTCGCCTGCGAGCCACCCCAGAGCCATTCTGAGCCACTTTTTTATGCAAGACAACACGTTATACCTGTAAGGCGCAATCAAACGCTCCTGACTCCGTTCTCGCTTGCCCAGGGCGATTTTCGGCCATGGACTTACCCCCTATTTCGGGGCTGCTCTCCGAACAGCGACAACTGCCCCGTGGGCTCCTCGAACTCGACGCCCTCGACAAGGTCCCGGCGTGCCAGCATAGACCGGGCAGGAAACTCCTGTCGTATCCGGTACTCGATGCGCAGCCCCGAATCCGGTTGCGCCTGAAAATCTATCTCGACCGTGAGCCGGGCGACACACTGCGGGTCCTCGCCGAGGCCTTGTATCAGGCTCGGAATCATCCCCGCAACCTCCTCATTGAGCCCCTTAATACCGTTCAGATCAAGCCTTTCCCTCATTTTTAGCCCTCCTTTGTTGCGGCCTTCACCCGTTCCACGCGGGCCTTGACCGCGTTCAACAAAGCCGTTTGCCCTTCGTTCTTGCGCTCCAAAGCCTCCACCACGTCCTCGTCCATGGTGCCCCGTGCGACGATGTGGTGTATCAGCACCGTGTCCCTTTGCCCCTGCCGGTGCAGCCGGGCATTGGCCTGCTGGTACAGCTCCAGGCTCCAGGGAAGGCCGAACCACACGATACGATGCCCGCCCTGCTGCAGATTCAACCCGTGGCCCGCGCTCGCTGGGTGCGCCAGCATCAGCGGGATTTTCCCGGCATTCCAATCCCGAATATCCCCAGAGGAGTTCAGCCGGCGGCCGAAGCGGAACCGCTTCAAAATCCGCGTCAGATCGTGCTGATAGCTGTAAAACACCAGCACCGGCTGCCCCTGGGCGTCGTCCAGAATCTCGCCCAGCACGTCCAGCTTCAGGCCGTGCAGTTCGTCGACGCCCCGGTCGTCGTTGTACGCAGCGCCGTTCGCCAGCTGCAGGAGCTTGTTGGACAGGACCGCTGCCGTCTGCGCCACGATGGGCGCATCCCCCAGCTGCAGAATCAGCTCCCGCTCCAGCCGATCGTACTGCGCCCGGACTTCAGGGGGCATAGTGACGCGGATGTAGTTATCTATCCGCTCCGGCATCTCCAGCCAGTCCTCGGACTTCAGGCTCACCACGATATCGCCGATCTTCCGGTGGACCTCCGCCTCGGCGTTCTCACGGGGCTTGTAGGAATACACCACGGGACCGTTGGTCTTGTCCGGGTACAGATAGTTCCTCCGGAACTCCGACACCGTCCGTCCCAGACGTTGCCCCTCGTCAAGCAGGTATATCTGCGGCCAGAGGTCGGCAATCCCGTTTGGCCGGGGTGTCCCCGTCAGACCGACTACCCGATGCATCTGCGGACGCATGTGCTTCAACGCCCGGAACCGCTGTGAGCCGGAGCTCTTGAAGCTGGACAGCTCGTCGACGACCACCATGTCGAACGGCCATTTCCGCAGGGACTTCACCAGCCAGGCGACGTTCTCCCGGTTGATCACGTACACGTCAGCATCCTTGTGCAGGGCTCGAAGGCGCTCCTCGGACGAACCCAGGACCTTCACCATCCGCAGCCGACGGAGATGGTCCCACTTGGCAGCCTCGTCGAACCAAGTGTCCCGTGCCACCCGAAGCGGCGCGACGACCAGGACCTTGTCGACCTCAAAGCGGTTGTAGATCAGCTCGTCGATCGCCGTCAGCGTCGCAACGGTTTTGCCCATGCCCATCCCCACGAAAAGCCCGACCTGTAGATCCTCGACGACGCGGCGGATCATGTATTCCTGGTACCGATGCGGGACGAATCGCACTCACGACACACCTCCTCCACGAACCCCTGGACCTGCTCCACGCCCTTCAGGACCCTCACGTCGGCCCCCAGGCCACGCATCCGGGCGATCTGCCGCTCCTGCAAAGCCCCCAGCTGACCACCCTGGGCTTTCACCTCGACGAAGACCACACGCCCTCCGGGCAACAGGACGATCCGGTCCGGCACGCCGGGGTTTCCGGGCGACACGAATTTCAAACACAGGGCGCCGCGCTTCCGCAGCATTTCGGTTAGACGTCCTTCAACGGCGCTCTCCCTCATCGGGGACCTCCTTTTCGTGGTTACGGCTCCGTAACCACGTAAACACAGCCCGCCCAAGCCTTTATCGAATCGGGTTCCGGAGCCGTAATTTACACTCTAATGTTCGCGCGTGCGCGCGCGCCCGCGCGCGCGGATACACAGGCGTATTAGGCGGGACAGGGAGTATATGTCCTCCCTAATTCTGTTTTTATTTTTTTTTGCCGTTTTTTTGTAACCTCGTAACCTACACCTGTTTTTATTAGTCGCCATGCGTCTTTTGTACGGTTACGAAAACGGTTACGCAAGAGATTTTTTCGTAACCGTGTAACCCGCAGTGCTAAAGCACTAAAGTTCTTGCGTAACCGCGCGTAACGCGCACGTAACTTTTTTGCGGGCCATATTTTTTGGTTTTCAAGTTCCCCTGAGCTTTCCCATACCTCTCCCACCCCGGCATGTGCTGCATGATGGAATGCAGTTCCCGACGGGTTTTCACGTCCAGGCGGTCCTGCGTACCCCCGAAAAGCTCTTCCCAGATCTCCGGAATGCACACGCGTTCACGGAGACACACCCCCTCAGCCATCAGCTCTCGGTCCTCACCTCGGACGTAGCTCCTGCGCTTATGCAGGTCCATGTCCTCCCAGTCCTCCGGCAGCAACAGGTCGAGGTACCCCTGGACGAGGCCGAATTTAGGGTCCTCCTCGGTGTGCATGGCCTGTTGTTCCTGCGCCTCGGCTTCCAGTTCCCGATCGAGGTACAGCGGTTCGCCCCCTCGGTAGAGTTCCACGGCCTCCGCCCAGACTTGATCAATCTCCGCCCTGGTGAAGTCCTCGAACAGGTTCTTTCGAGGCTCGGTCACGTGGACGTCCACGGGCCAGAACCGGCGGTTGCCCGTTTCGTCTCGCAGGCAGTTGTAGTTGTTCGTTGTTCCAAAGAACACGCACTGCCGGGGGAAGTAGCTCACGCGCTTGCCGTAGGCCACCCGAAAGCGGTCCTCCTGCTTGCTGATGAAGTGCTTGACCGTCTCTACCTCGCTCTTGCTCAGGCCCGCCATCTCGGCCACTTCCATGAGCCAGGTCCCCTGCAGCTGCTCGTAGGCGTCTTTGCCCTGCACGGTGGTGAAGCTGTCGGAGTACCATCGTCCGCCCAGGCGGTTGATGATCGTGCTCTTTCCGGTGCCCTGCGGGCCCACCAGCACCATCATGTAGTCGAACTTCGTCCCCGGCTCGTAGATGCGGGCCACCGCGGCCGCAAGCATCTTCCGGGTCACGGCCCGCACGTAGGGTGTGTCCGCGGCGCCCAGGTAGTCGATCAGCAGGGTCTCCAGGCGTGGCGCCTCGTCCCAGGACAGCCCGTCCAGGTACTCGCGTACCGGGTGGACCGCG